AGACAACAGTCAAGACATCAAATTTTACAGCAACAGCAGGTGAAGGGTATTTTTGTAATACCACTTCAGGAGCATTTACAGTAACCCTACCCGCGTCTCCTTCAGCTGGAGATTTAGTAGGTATCAAAGATTACGCAAACACTGCTGATACAAACAATATTACAATCGGAAGAAATGGTTCCAACATCGAAGGTGTTGCGAACAATTTTGTAATTTCAGTTGAAGGTGGTTCAATAACTTTAATTTATGTTGATGCAACTAAAGGTTGGTTATCAACTGCTGCAGCAAAAGCATCTGATATTTCTCAAGAACCTTTATTTACAGTTGCAACAGGTGGAACTATTACAACATCAGGAAATTTTAAAGTACATACTTTTACAAGTCCAGGAACATTTACTGTTACAACATTAGGTAATAACTCAACAGTACCGGCGGGTGGTCCAAGTAATGTAGATTATTTAGTTGTTGCAGGTGGCGCTGGAGGTGGTTGTGGAGGCGGCGGCGGAGCAGGAGGTGGTGGAGCTGGTGGTCATAGAACTTCTTTTCCAAGTCCCTCTGGTAATGCTGGATCTTTTCCAGTAACTGCTACAGCTTTTCCTATTACGGTAGGAGCTGGTGGAGTTGGTGCTCCTAATTATGGTACTCCTGCACCAAGAGGAGGAGATTCAATATTTTCAACAATAACATCAACTGGAGGTGGTGGTGGCGGTGGTCACCCACACCCACCCACACCCACTAATAAAGATGGTAAACCAGGAGGATCTGGTGGTGCAAGCTCTTGGGGAGGAGCTGGTAGTGGAGGAGGATCAGGTAATACCCCTCCTGTCAGTCCACCACAAGGAAATAATGGTGGCGCTGGTGGTGGTAATGGCTATTTCGATCCAACAGGACATCAAGGTGGCGGTGGTGGCGGCGCTGGTGGAACTGGAGGAAGCTACAGTCCAGGAAGTGGTGGTGCTACAGGTGGAGCTGGTACTGCTAATTCAATAACAGGTGCTTCAGTCACAAGAGCAGGTGGTGGTGGTGGTGGCACTGCAAATACTGGTGCTGGAAGTAATTTTCCAGGAGGTTCAGGTGGATCAGGCGGTGGTGGTACAGGTAGTGTAAGACCTGGAGGACCAGGTAACCCTGGAGGTGCTGCTGGAACATCTGGTACTGCTAATACAGGTGGAGGCGGTGGAGGTCGTGCTTCAGGTCCTGATGATGGTGGGACTGGCGCAACAACTCACAATGGTGGTTCAGGAATCGTTATCATTCGTTACAAATTTCAATAGCTATGAGTGAATTTAAGACAAATAAAATTAGTCCAAGAAAAGGGACAACAACAACTATCGGTGATAGTGGTGATTCAGTATCTACATCAGGTGGATCAACAATTAATAACGCAGGCACAATCACTACTGCAGGAATTACAGGTGGTACAATTAATAATACTACAGGTCAAATTTATTTAAGAGGTGAAGTTGATTGGAAACCTGGAGATATAAAAACTGCAAGTTTTACAGCAACAGATAATCAAGGTTTTTTTGTAAATACAACAAGTGGTCAAATTACAGTGACCCTACCAGCGTCACCTTCTGCTGGTGATGTGGTTGGTATAAAAGATTATGCAAATACATTTGATACAAATAAATGTATTTTAAATCCAAACGGAAACAAGATTCAAGGTTCAACAACTAATTTTGAAATTACTGTTGAAGGAAGTTCAATTATTATAATTTATGTAGACTCAACAAAAGGTTGGGTTATTACCGATGCTTCAAAGGCAGCGGATATTTCTCAAGCAGCTTTGTTTACAGTTGCAACAGGTGGTACAATAACAGAATCTGGAGATTTTAAGATTCATACTTTTACAGGTCCAGGGACATTTACTGTAACTCAATTAGGAAATGGTCCAACAGTTCCAACAGGTGGACCCAACACAGTTTCTTACAATGTAGTTGCAGGTGGTGGAGGAGGTGGTGGTCACGCAGGTAGTAATGGAGGTGGTGGTGGAGCAGGTGGTTTTAGAGAAGGTAGAGACATTACACCTTCATATACAGCGAGTCCATTAGTAGCCCCTGCAGGTCTTACAGTTACAGCAACAGCATTTCCAATAACAGTAGGTGGAGGTGGTACAAGTTGTTTTAATTCAACATCAGGAAGTCCTGCTGTTTTTTCAACAATTACATCTACAGGAGGAGGTGGTGGAAGTAGCGGTTATTCTCACGCATCTGCTTTTGCTAAAACAGGTGGTTCAGGTGGAGGAGGATCATCAGGTCCTTGTACATCAGGTGCTGCAGGTAATACACCTCCTGTAAGTCCACCTCAAGGTCAACCTGGTGGAAATGGTCAAGGTGGTTGTGGATATGCTGGTGCTGGTGGAGGTGGAGCAGTAGCTGCAGGTGCTCAAGGAGGACCAAACTCTTATGGTTCTGCGGGAGGTAATGGAGGTAACGGAACTGCAACTTCAATAACAGGTTCACCTGTTACAAAAGGAGGTGGTGGAGGTGGTTTTTCATATGCTGGAACAGCAGGTAGTGGTGGTTCAGGTGGTGGAGGTAATGGAGCTAGATCAGCTAATAGTCCTGCTCCCACTGATACTGCCGCAACAGATGGAACAGCAAACACTGGAGGTGGTGGTGGTGGTAGAGCAATAGGAAATGCTGGTTGTGGAGGAGGAAATGGTGGTTCAGGAATTGTTATTATTAGATACAAATTTCAATAATAATGATGTATTTACAAATAAATAAAAAACATATATAAGGAGAATAATTATGGCACATTTTGCAAAATTAGGAGCGAACAGTAAAGTTATTCAAGTATTAACTCTTGATAACAAAGATATGCATAACGCTGATGGCGTTGAAGATGAAACAGTAGGACAACAATATTTAGAGACACATAATAATTGGCCTGCACAAATGTGGATTCAAACATCTTACAATACATCAGGTGGTACACACAAAGATGGTGGTACACCTTTTAGAGGAAACTATGCAGGTATAGGTTATACTTGGGACGAAGATGATCAAATCTTTTGGCCTAAAAAACCTTATGCATCTTGGGTAAAAAATAATTCAGAAGCTAGATGGCAATCACCAATCGGTGATGCTCCTGCATTAACTGCAGAACAAGAAGCACAAAATACAGCTGATACTCACAGATGGTTTTATGACTGGAATGAATCAGGACAGTCTTGGGATCTAACAGATTCTAAAGAATAATTGATCTAGATCAATTCTTTCACCTAATATTGACATTATAAATACAAGATGTATATATTACGTCAGGTATGCAAAAGAAAGTATTAACAGAACAAGCTTTATATTATGGTGATGTGGCGATGCCTAAAGATTGGGACATTGACCGAGATAAATTATCAGGCGATATTTTACAATCAGTAATTCAAAACAAAGATTTTCCGTTTTCAAGAACTTGGGATATGTTAAATACTTATATGCGAGATCACGTTGGTCTTGAATATGGTGTAAATTTAGTTAACAAAGAAACGTGGGGAAATATTTATAAACCCGGCGAGAATACAATTCCATTATTAAATATTGATCCAGTAGATCTACGTAACTCTCCAGACTTTACATTATTATATGGTGTCAAAGTTAAAGACTGTATGGTTCGAATACACTTTGAAGATAACAGACGTAAAGGAAGAAGCTGGGATATACCACTTAAAGACAATATGTTTATTATGTTTCCATCAACTAATATGTATTACCTAACTAACAATCAAAAAGATTCATTAAACTTTGTACAAACAATAACTTATGAATATATCTAATTATATTTTTATAAACGATAATTTTTTAAACGATATGGAATGCGATAAATTAATAGATTATTATTACAAAAATAAATATAAAATAATTACTAAATCAAATTATATGTATTGTGATATGCAACCAAACAAATTTTTAGAAAAAAAATTAAATAAAATTCCTTCTTTGTATGAAAAAAAATATCCTGAAGCTAGTATAACATTTGACAAATGGTATTTAGATGAGATTAGAATAAAACATTTTAAACCAAAAAATAGCTTTAACAATTGGCATTCGGAACATTCAACAAAAGCTCCTTTAAGAATGTTAGCTCTTCAAATATATTTATCTTCACATAAATGTGGAACTAAATTTTATCGTTATAAAACGATAAAATCAGAAAAGGGAAGATTAGCTATTTGGCCTGCATATTTTACTCACACACATAAAGGAGAAGTCTGTCCAGATAATTTGAATAGATTTATTTTTTCTGGATATTATAGGTTTAGGGATGAATCTATCTAATCACTATTGGTATTTTAGTGGTGTACTTACACCACAGTTTTGTGATGATGTAATAGCTTATGCAAATTCACAAAAAGAACAAATGGCTATTACTGGGGGATATGGAAGAGATAGAGATTTAAATAAAAAACCTTTGAACAAAGAAGAAATAAAAGATTTAAAAAGAAAAAGAAACTCTGATTTGGTTTGGTTAAATGATACTTGGATATATAAAGAATTACATCCATACGTTCACGAAGCAAATGCAAGAGCTGGTTGGAACTTTGAATGGGATAGATCTGAATCGTGTCAGTTTACAAAATATAAACACAACCAATATTATGATTGGCATTGTGATGGTTGGGATAAACCTTACGAAAGAAAAGAAGGAGATCCTGATAATGGTAAGATTCGAAAACTATCTATGACTTGTCAATTAACAGATGGTTCAGAATACACAGGTGGTGAATTAGAATTTGATTTTAGAAACTATGATCCACATATGAGAGACGAATCAAAACATAGAGTACAATGTAAAGAGATATTACCAAAAGGATCTATTATTGTATTTCCTAGTTTTGTGTGGCATCGAGTTAAACCAGTAACATCAGGCACAAGATACAGTCTTGTAGTATGGCATTTAGGGAGGCCTTTTAAATAATATGTATATAAATAATTACTTTAACACAACCATTTGGTCAGAACAAAAACCAGAGTTTGTAAAATCATTAACAAAAGCATCTAATAAATATATTAAAAATGCTAAAAATTTTCCAGAAGCTAAAGCACATATAAAGAAACACGGTGACTTTGGAAGATCATATCATTCAACACCATTAACACTAGATAATGACTTTTTAGATTTTAGAAATTACATTGGTCAAAAATCTTGGGAATATTTAGATCATCAAGGTTTTGATATGCAACAGTACACAACTATCTTTAGTGAGGTGTGGGTACAAGAGTTTGCTAAAAAAGGTGGTGGTCATCATTCAGCACACGTGCATTGGAATCAACACGTATCAGGTTTTTATTTTTTAAAGTGTAGTGATAAAACATCTTATCCAGTATTTCACGAACCGAGAACAGGTGCAAGATCTACAAAATTAAAAATGAAACCAGATCAAAAAGGTGTATGGGGTGGATCAGAACTTATACATTTTAAACCACAACCTGGAACGTTAATTATCTTTCCAGGATTTTTAGAACACGAGTTTAGTGTAGACTTTGGACTTGAGCCTTTTAGATTTATACATTGGAACATACAAGCAGTACCAAAAGAGATGGCTAAAGATGTTTAAAAAGAAAAAGTATACAGTTATACGTCAAGCTATATCAAAAGACCTGGCTAGTTTTGTTGCTAATTATTTTTGTATGCAGAAACAAGTTTATGATACTTGTAGAAAGGCTAGATACTTTTCACCATTTGAAAATATTATAGGTTCTTATGAAGAACCAAATGGTCAAATACCAAATACATATTCTCACTATGCTAATATGGTTATGGAAACTTTGTTACTTAAATGCCAACCTAAAATGGAAGAAGTAACAGGTCTTAAATTATATCCTGCATATACTTATGCACGAATTTATAAAAAAGGGGACGAGTTAAAAAGACACAAAGATAGATTTAGTTGTGAAATATCAACGACTATGAATCTTGGTGGTGATGACTGGCCAATATATCTAGAACCATCTGGAGAAGTAGGTAAAAAAGGAATTAAAGTAGATTTAAAACCAGGAGATATGCTAGTCTATTCTGGCTGTGAGCTAGAACATTGGCGAAATAAATTTAAAGGTAAGGAATGCGTTCAAGTATTTCTTCATTATAACAACCGTAAAACACCAGGCGCTAAAGATAATATGTTTGACAAGCGTCCACATTTAGGTCTTCCTTCTTGGTTTAAACGATGATATAATCTTTAGATGGAGACAGGGCACCACCACATACCCCCTGTCTCCTTTTAAGGATTATTTATGAGTTTAGGATTTGACGCAATATCAGCATTACCATTTGCTACATCAACAAACATTGGTGCAGTAAATGTTCAAGTAACAGG